TAAGGTAAAAGAAAATAAAAACGAGCACCTCCTTGAAAGAGCGAGGGAAGATTTTGGGTATTTTTGTGAGTATGTAGCAGATAAACCACCGGCTGATCACCACAAAGAATGGCATCGGCACTTTGTCACCAACGAAGACAGTTCATGTTTGATCAAGATTGCTGGACCCAATATTGACCTACTCGCCCCCAGGGGATCAGCCAAATCTACTGTCTTAGGTTTGCTCACGGCCTGGGCTATTGGAATCCACACGACAGCAAAACTTCCACTACAAATTCTGTACCTTTCCTATACCGTTGATATTGCTCGTTCCAAATCAGCAACCATTAAGCGTATCATTGAAAGTAAACGATATCAAGAAGTTTTTCCAACCGTACGCCTACTTAAAAACGTAACAAGTAATGAGTACTGGTCCATTGATCACAAGTTTGCTGGTATTGACGTAACAGGTGATGAACAATTTACGTTGTGTGCCGCTGGCCTTAAGGGTTCAGTGACATCCAAACGTTCTCACCTGGTGATGATTGATGACGCTATTAAGTCTGCTGCTGATATTGCTAATCCTGACATACGTAAGACAATGCAGGATAACTGGAACGCGGTGATCTCACCAACTATGTTTGAAGGTGCTAGGGCAATCTGCCTTGGTACTCGCTTCCGACATGACGACATCCATTCCACCACATTTAATGAACAAAACAATTGGATTCAAATTGTTCTATCCGCTATCCAAAACAACATAAAAACTGGAGAAGAGGAATCCTACTGGCCAGACATGTGGCCCCTGGAATACCTAAAAGAAAAGAAACGGCAAGCACCAATTGCTTTCTCGTTTCAGTACATGAACCAAGTCATCAGACAAAATGAACTATCACTGGCACCAGAACTTATTGTCAAGGCGGAAATTGCAACAGAGTTTGATGCCCTGGGCATTGGCGTTGACCTGTCTGCGGGCATTAAAGAAAAGAATGACTACACCGTAATGATCCTGGGTGGACGCATTGGTGATCGTATTCATATTATTGATTACCGCAGGATACGGGTGATGGGTAACCTAGAAAAACTAGATGCCATGAAAGAGCTGCTCAATGATTGGTCCATCCTTGGGAAAGATGACAACAATAATTATTTCCCAACTTATTCGACGTGTGATATTTGGTCGGAAGCAGTCCAGTATCAGGCCTCTCTTGAGGCAGACTTCAAACGAGTTTGTCTTAACAATGAAAATCTTTACAACTTAATTTGGCACCCAGTAAAAGGTTTTCGCGCAGATAAGCTTGCACGTTTCCGAGGCATCATGGGAATGTTTGAAGATCGTAAAATCATCTTCAACCGTTTCAGGAACTTCACAAATCTCTTCGAGGAACTCACGAATTTCGGCGTTAGTAGTCATGATGATTGTGTCGACGCTCTCGTGTGGTTGGTTACGGGGTTGGCTAGAAAAGGTCAGCTTCACCTCGATTACTAAAGTTTAAAATAGGAAAAAGACTTTTAGCCGTGGGCCCAGAATATTTAGCCTTAGCCTTGACACTTGTTGTGTCCGGAGCTACCGGTGGCACATGGGCCGCCAATAAAATTCTATATCGTTTCTCGGAACGTGCAAAGCAAATTCAAGGTGCGGTGGACGCCCAGGAAAGAAAATTGGAAAATTTAGAAGAAAAAGTCAACAGACTTCCACTGGACTACGTTCTGAAGGTGGACTTTCTTAGAGAAATTAAAGAAATGCACGACAATTTCAAACAGATCAACATGAAGCTTGATAAACTTGTGGAAAAGCTTTTGAGCAAATGAGTTACATTCTGGAAGTACAAGAAGACGAAAACGGAGAAGCGTTTATCGTTTTCCCGGACGACATCATAGAAACCCTTGGCTGGCAAGAGGGAGATGTTTTGGAATGGAAACTCAAAGGAAATGGTGTTCTTCTGACCAAACTTAATGACAGTGCTGGATACGAAGTAATAGAAGAGTAAAATAAAAATATGAGACACACCGATCTTAGATTTGCGGGATTTAACAGATCTGCATGGGATCCTTCTTGGTCTCCAAATTTTGCCGGCAGTGATGCGCCACAAACTCCAGCTGGCACAATTGAGCGAGGACCTTTTACAGAAGGTTTAAGTCGTTTTGTTCCTAATGCACTAGGAAAAAAAGCTTTAGATGCAGTAAAAACAGGAACAGGAATAGACTTAAATGTTCAATATCAACCAAGCGACATAGAAAGTGCCGCCGGTTTTTATGCAGGTAAACAACCTGGAGAAGCCCCTAATGTTAGAACTATAAATTTTACAAGTTCTACGCCAACTCTTGGAGTTTTGTTGCATGAGGCTGGGCATGCTGTGGACCCATCACAAGATCAAAAAAATCCAATAATTCCCAGCGAATTCAACGCTTTAAAAACTCCCGCAGAAAGATTAGATTATATTTGGAACCGGGACGCACAATTACAACAAGACCCCTGGACGCCACCAACCAACACTGGTTTTTCTACTGTAAAAGCAGAAACAGAGGCACAGCGATTTTCTAAAGAATATTTAGGAAAAGTTTCTCCAGCTGCCGGGCAAAAATTCACAAAAGACTCGTGGTTTAAAGGATACCCACAGATATATGGCGATCAAACAATACAGGCAGTATACAACGCAGAGCTTCCCATGACATTTCCTACACATGAAAATCTGGCGGGAACCGACCTTCAATTTGCAGATGAATCCACAATAGCGACGCCAAACAATACTTACAATGCACTTAAAATGGCCCTGGATCCAAAGTTTCAAAAAATTCAATCAGGTATTTTAAATCAAAGCAAGGATTATGTAAATAACATTCTTCAATAAATTTTAAAGAGTAAAATAAAAACAACGGAAAAAATTAGATGTATTACTCAGGCGAACAAAACGTACCCGGCGCACCAGGGAATTTAAAGCCTTACGCCAATCTTGCTGGCTTACAGCTTCCCCTTCCAGGTGAATTAAATCGTGGCGGAGCATTTAGACAACCTGGTTACCGCCCTGGCCGTGAAGTCGAAGAAATCCCTGGGCGCCCAATGCGTCCATCAGATTACCAAGGTCCTCCCGCTATACCTACACAAGGAATTCCTTTTGCTTCTTTCATGAATGGCAGAACCGCAATGGGGAATGCCGGAGCAATTGCAATGGGTAACCAAGGTTTGTACAACGGTCCTCAATACGGACAAGAACTTCCCCCTGGAACCGTAAAATACGTTTACTAGGAACAAAAGAAAACTGCTAAGATTAACAGTAGTAAAGGTAATAGTTAATGGCTGTCGACGCTAATGCCAGATTAAAAGAAATTGTTGATTCGTATCTTGAAAAAGATGGCGGAACAATGGTTGATACTGGCATTGTTGCTTCGCATTTGGCACAAATGAAACTTTTTGGCATACGCCAAGGGGTTGAATTTTTTCCGGCACAAGATAATTTCGGTAATCAACGTAAAGATTTTATTGATCGTGTAGTTAAATACAACCAGATCGATACCCGCCTGGATTCAATATGGGATTACTTTCTTTGTGATGGTCAAGGATTATTTTACATTCGTCCTACGGAAAACAATTATCGCCTTTACTATTTCCGCAGACATGAATATCGGACTTATTACAATATTGATGGCGAGCTGGATGAAGTTGTAATCATCTATAGCTACAAGGTTCGTCGTGGCTTTGGATATGAACAAGATGTTCAATCCAATAACATAACTGGCCCAGCAACAATGGGTCAAGGTGCCAAGCGTTATATTCGCCTATCAATCAAACAAAACGAAATTGAAGAAACCCACTCAGAAGGTGAAATGTCTTTTGAGCAACCCAATTATTCTTTTGGTGGCAAAACAAAAACATTCCGCAATACTCTCAAATTTATTCCCTGCGTTGAAATCTTCAATAATCCCAAGGGGTTTGCTACTGAAGGCGTAGGAGAATTTGCTGCTGTTGCCAACCACATTTGTACGCATGACCAAATGGTTCGCACCATGCGTAAGAACGTTCAGTTCTTTGGTAACCCAACTCTTCTCTCGTCTCGTCCCAAGACAGATCTTATGGAGTCTGGTGGGGACAGTGTTGTTCAGCGCCCTTCCATTGCAGCAAACTCAGGCTTCACTGGACTGGGACCCTTAAGCCAATCACGCTTCAAGGCTGATCCAATTAGTCGTGGTGTTGACGGTGAGATCAGGGTTCCACGCGTCATTGCAAACCTGGAACCCAACGATCGAGTTGGCTACATTGTTCCAGATGCAATCACTGGAGATCAAAATTCATTTGCTCGTCAATACCGGGAAGAGATTAGGACTTCCCTTGGTGGCGTAGACGAACTATCTATTTCGGCTGGCGTAACAGCAACTGAGTACAAATCACTGTTCGGACGTGTTTCTGCAACTTCAAAGAAAAAAGCCACTTCAATTTATACTTACGGAATTTGTCGTTGCCTAGAGCTTATTATTTTCCAAGAAGAACGGATGTTCCGTGAAACGTTGGCAGCCGCAGCAGGATTAGAGAAGCCTGTGGAGCCTGGTGAGAATGCTTCTCAAGAACAAGTTGATATGTATGAAGAAGCAATGACTGCGTTTGAGGAGCAAGTCAAGCGTTTAATGATGGCATGTCTCAAGACACAACAAATGCCACCAGGTGTTTTGGGACTCATCCCTGATGGTGATGTGACGATGCAATGGCGTTGGCTTGGCCCTGTTTACGAAGACTCAACGCAAGACACGCTAAACAACTCTATTGTGGTGAGGAACCTACAAGAGTTAGGTGTTGATAGCATTGAAGCACTGAAATACCTATTCCCATCCAAAACAGATGAGGAAAGGGCCGGGATGCTCTCAGGCTTCCCGTTCAGGATGGTGAATGAATTGCAGGGTGTTTACTCTCAATTCTCTCGCCTAGTGGGGGGCATGATGCAGACTCCTCACCCGCAATCACCGGATTTACCGATGGCTGCGGATCCGCGATTGGATTTAACTCCATATCTGTATCGAACCTTAGAAGCTTTACAAAAGGAGATGAGTTATGCAGGACGCTATCGTCCAGTCGATCCCACAGACGAGCCAAGCACCAGCCGTCGCCCCGAGCAGCTACGTGGTGGCAGCACCGCAAGCAGCCCCGGCCAGCTACCAGGCAGTGCCCCAGGCTTATCAAGTGGGTACCAGCTACCCCCAAGCAGTGCCCCAAGCGGCCCCCAGCTACCAATCAGCCCCTACTCAGTACGCCCCCCAATACCAACAGGCGGCGGAATCAGCGGGGAATCCCTGGGAGTCGGCGTTCAACAAAGTAGTGAACCTACTGAGCGCTCCAGTGCAATCCCCGTTCCAGGGTCAACCCTCAGCTCCGCAGACAGCGTATACCCCGGCCAACTACGGGTACAACAGCCCCCAGGCTACGCAACAATCGGCAGCGCCGACCTCGTATCTCAACCAGGAATACTCGCCCAACTCTTCCCAAACCTCCTCGGGTCCATCCTTGGAGGCGATCGCGGACTACCTGCAACTGAGCAACGAAACGCGCCAAGTGATGGACGCGTTCGGGGTAGAAGCTCCGGCAGTACTGAACCAGTACGCCCTCAACCTGGAAGGAATGCTGGACAACGCAGTCGAGTGGGGAAACAAAGCCGCTAATTTGATTGGTGGTTATGCCAACTTTGCTGTTAATGAGCACCAGGAGAACCTGGCTTATAACGAGATTCTGACCAACCCCGACGTACTTAGCGATTACACGCTGAAGTTCTTTGGTCCCGAAGGTCCGTACCCTGTGTACGAAAACGAGCAGCAGCTTGAAACGCAAGGTTATCCCACTGCAGCAATCGATCCGCAGTACGGTAATTTCCCTGCTCCCCCTTCTGCTGAAGCTCTTCAGGCCCCTCAGAATTTCTGGGGCGGCTTTAGTGAGACTATGGCACGCGATCCGCAAAACGCCTGGCGTATGCTGAACCATGCTCAGCCTCAAACCGTTGCAAACAAACTATTTGTGATGGAGTAAGATGCGCACTCCCCTTGGACAAACACGTCCTCTTCTTGCGTACGGGATTCCCGCTGCCGCCGGTTTGGCGGTTGGCGGTGCCCTTGCTGGACAAGGAGAGGATAGTGGCACTGCCGCTTTAGGCGGTGTTGCTGCTGCTTTGGGTGCCAGAGGTGGCCTTGGCGCCGCTCGCCTCGCTGGACGCTATGCCCCAGTTGTTGGCGAACTTGTGCAGAAAGGTATTACGCCAGTTGGCAAAGCTGTTCGTAAAGGAATGGGATCCGTTCCCGAAGGCGGCATGCGCGATAGGGCCCTTACCGGTATGCGTGGCGGTCTTGTAGATGCATATAGGGCTGCTGGCAATATTCCTGCTTCTGCTGTTCAAAAGGCAGCCGCTGGTTTAGCCGTTCCCGGTGCTGCTGCTCTTGCGGGCCTAGGTGGCGTTGCTGCTGGCATGGTCCCTGGAGCACTTGGAGTTCCCGGTTTCCAACAACAACCTGTTGTTGATCCCGAATCTTATGGCTCCAGTAATTCATATGGAGCTATTTACAAACAAACGACTCCTCAGTACTACTAATAAAAATTACGGCCTGTTAAAATTTATAGTAGATAAGACATGCTAGTGTCTGCATCTTTCACCCGATAAAAATTCCTGCGATTCTGGAGGATAGCACAAAGTGTTTATTGATAACGATTTTCCGAAAATCCTAGGGGCCGAACTCTATCGTCCCCACCCTGCTTACATTGCCGAGATGGCGGTTGAGCCCGTGGTTGTCCACGACTTCACCCGTCAGCCTGGCCAAACTGTACAGTTGGACCGCTACAAGTTTTGGGGTACTCCTGGTACCAAGGACAGCCGCGAGCGTATCTCCGACCAGACTATTGGTACTGCCAATAGCCGTAACATCACCAAGGAGAAAGTCCTGGTGGTGCTTAAGGAATATACCGGTCCTGCTGACCCCGGTGATCCGACCCAGCCTTCGACCTTTAAGATTGCTCGTGAGACCCTGATCACTGCTCAGCGCTTGCTGCTTGATAGCGGCAACCTGAACATGTTCCACCAGTCCATTGGTAGCCTGACGCTGCTTGATGACTATCGCCGGTGGCGTGACCGCGTCTTCATTGACGAACTGTCCAAGTCCGAAGCTAATGGTGCCGCTTCAACCACCCAAGGCGGTTACTATTTCGCTGGTGCCAAGACCAAGAATGCTTCTGGTCAAATCACCTACACTTCTACCGAGTACACCGCTGATCTGCAGCAGTTCTCTGTTCGCACCGACCTTCTGACTGTTGTCAAGGACCTGCGTAAGCGTAACGTTCCGACCTACTCCGATGGTCTGTATCGTTGCATTTGCGATCCTACGTTCATGATGCACCTGCGTCGTGATCCCGACTTCCGTGAGATCGCTCGTTACTCTGGTAATCCTGGTCAGGGTATGTACATGGGTAACCCCATGATGCCCAACAACACCAGCTTCTACCAAGGTCCCCAAGCTGGTCAAGGTTACTTCCTGGCTGGTGAACCCGTCATGCCTACCGGCGTGCAGTTCGAAGGTGTTAAATTCTTCGAATCAACCAACTTCCCGATCAAAACCGTCAGCACTTCTTTTGCTGGTACCGGTGGTTCCTACACCGCACAAGAGGTTGCTCAAGGTTACTTCTTCGGCCCTCAAGCAGTTGGCGTTGGTATCGGCGGCCCGAACGCTCAGGTCCTCATCAACAACAACGATGACTTCAGCCGTTTCATCATCTTGATCTGGCAACTGTACGCTGGTTTTGATATCCTTAACAAGGACTTTGTCACCACTGCGTTCAGCTATGTCTCTGATGATGGCACCATCTGATCTTAACCAATACACAAACCAATAAGGAAACATAAATGACTTATTTATCCGCTAAAAAGATCTACCCCGGCAACTGGAGCAATGCTCTTAACGGCTGGTACAAGAACATCGACGTAAGTGCCGATAACACCAACGATTTCTCCAAGGGCGGCCCCACTTCGGTGCTGGCTACCCCTGGCTATCGTTACTTCCAACAACGTGGTTACGTTGCAGTTACCCAAACTTCCGGCGCCCCCTTGGTGACCGGTACGGTGATTGTTCCTTCTCCTTACCGCCAAGACGACACTCGCCCCGACATCACGGGTATGGTGATCTCTGGTAGCTCCACCCTTCCCGCCTACGTTTATCGTGCTGCCATCTCGGTGGCTTCTGGCTGGGGTGATAACCGCGTTTCTTCAGGCGTGTATGCTGCTACCGGTAACGTCATCTCCTTCGGCCGTGACTCCAGCGGTCCTACCGCTGCTTCCGGTATTGGTGAAGGCGCTATCCAGGCCAACATCACCTCGACGGTTTCTGGCGACGCCTCCGCCAAGATCTTCTTCTCTGGTAACAGCGCCGGTTATAGCACGAACCCCTTCCTCACCGCTACTGGTGCTGCGGGTGTTTCTGGCTCTACCCTTTACACCTCCATCGCTGCTGCTACTACCCTGAAGGTGTTTGCCAAGGGTGCCGCGAATGACGCCAGCACTTCTGGTGGTATCTACATCTCGGATGCCGATTCCGCCGCTGGTCTTGTTGGCTACCTCGTCGTAGAGGTTTGCTAC